AATCACACGCATGCGGCCGATAGTGCGCGCAAAGCATGAGCAAGCGCGTGTAAGTGCTTGATTTTATTGACCGACGATCAATCAATAGGATGCATGGCACACGTGCCCCGGCGCATGCGGTGTGCGTGCTAAGTGCTTGATTTATATGACCGCGCGGTGGCCGCGGCCTATGTGGTGCCGGGATAGTCGGCCAGCGCCCAGTCTCTAACCCCGAATTCCCTGCACGTGCCCCGGCTTTCCAGCGCCGTTTTCAGGCTGTGGCACTCGGGGCATAGGGATTGGAACCGGTTGGACCGGAAAGCATGGGGTCCGATGGCGCGCCATGGAAACACGTGGTCCACGACGGTGGCCGCGCGCACTATGCCCATGGTTTGACACCCGGCACACAATGGCGCACGGGATAGCTGCGCGGCCCTTAGCTGGGCCCATGCTGTTGTCTTATATGCAGCGCCGTCGGCCTTGCTTGGTGCTGGTGCGCGTGCTGGCGCATGCTCTATACAGAATCGGGAATGCGGCACGGCCGGCGCTTTGCATCGGGGCGCGTCGCACTGTGGCGGTGGCATGCTTGGCATTCGGGTTTGTCCTAATAGCGTTGGGGCTTGTGCGTTACGATGTGCTAGCGTTACACTGGCGCGGCCGTAATGTTGCGGCTTTGATGGGGCTAGATGATGAATCGCAAAACACTGGGCCTATGGGCTGTCACGTTTCCCGCCGACGGGTTTACCACGCGTCACCCGGTCATAAGCGCCGATTATGGGCACGTAGCGCGCGCCGAATGGCAGGGTGACGTGCAGTCTACAAACGCACACGCGCAGCTAATCGCGGCTGTGCCCGACATGCTCGAAACACTGCGCGACATTGTGGGCATGTTGACCGACGCAAACGACATGCGCGCCGACGCACTGCATGCCGCACGCACGGCCATTGTGCGCGCAACTGGGGGGCAAGTATGAAAGCGCTGCTACGTGACATTGTGCAAGCTGCAGCGCTGGCCGCGTGCGTGCTGGCGCCGTTGGCGCTGTGGGCTTTTGGCATTCTGTAAATTGATCATAGGACTAGATGATGAAAATTCACTTTGTACCCGTATCGGGCAACACCAAAACCGGACCTATTCCCGTCACGTATTCCGAGCGGGAAACGTGCCCCGAATCCTGCCCCCACTATCGGACGTCATGCTACGCCGATGCCGGGTTCCATACCCGCATGGTATGGGACAAAGTGGGCGCGCGTGGTTCTAGTGTGGCCGATGTGGCCGACGCTATCCGGGCACTGCCCCCGGGCACACTGTGGCGCCACAATATTGCAGGGGATCTACCCGGCGCGGGTGAAACCGTCGATCCGGTGGCGCTGGGGGAAATCGTCGCCGCAAACATCGGCCGTCGGGGCTTTACGTACACCCACAAAAAATCGGCCGAAGCAATCGAATGGGCGCAACATGCGACGCGCTGGGGCTTTACTGTCAACCTAAGCGCCGATGATGCCGGGGAATGCGACGCGCTGGCCGATGCCGGCTTGCCCTTGACGTGCGTGGTCCCGATTGACACCCCAAAACATTCCACTACACCCGAAGGCCGGCCTATCGTCGTTTGCCCGGCGCAAACATCCGACGACGTGACATGCGCGACGTGCGGTCTATGTCAGCGCGCAAACCGTGCCGTTATCGTCGGTTTCCGGGCACATGGAACCCGTGCACGTGTGGCCGATGCTAAGGCACGGCGCGTCATTCCTATTGCAAAAGCTTAAAGGGTTACATCATGGAAAAAAAGCAAACCAAAACGCAAAAATTGACGGTGTCGGTGTGCTCGGCCGTGCGCACGCTAGATTTTGAAACCCGGCGCATTAACGCGGTGCTGTCAACCGTCGCGATGCTTTTTAATGAAATGAATCGGACTAAAGAAAATTCCACGCACATTGACGTGTTGGACGGTGTGCGCTTTGCCTTGATTGACAGCTTGAGCGCGCTGGAAAAGCTTGGGGGGGATTTGTATGACGCACTTTAAAGCCCCGACACCCGGCGCCATTGGCGTCATGCTAGACGACACCCGCAATCCGGCGCGCATGTTCCGGTTTGTGGGCATGTTTTCATGCGCCATTGGCGAATTCGAACCCTTAGACGACGTCGGCGCGCGCGTGTGGCATGACGTGTGGCATTTTTGGCCTTTGATTGACCGCATGCCCACCTAGTCGCGGTGTGACAAAAGCCCGGGTTAATTCCCGGGTTTTTTTGACCCTGTGATGTAAGTGAGCGCTTACTGCACTATTGTCGGCGCGCGTGACATCGGGCCTAGTGCGTGTCACGGGTAACCGGCGCTGGTGTGCATATGGCCCGGGCTGGTGTGCATTGTGGCCGGGGCTGGCGTATGGCCGGTGCGCGGTGGCCGGGTTTGCGATTCGCTAGCGCTGATGGCCGGTGGGCTGGCCGGTGGCCGGTGGCCGACGCTATAGCGCTGGGGCTGGTGGCGCGTGTGGCGCGGCCGGTGGCGCTGGGCTGGCGCTGGTGGGCTGGTGGCGCGGTGTGGCCGGTGGGCTGGCGCTGGTGGCCGCTGGGGCTGGCGTCGGGGCTGGCCGGTGGGTGCTGGCGCGGTGCCGGTGGGCGCGCCTAGGATGCACGCGGCCTGTAGGCGAAGTGAGCGCTAACCAACTTTTCGGTCAGTGAGTACTCACTAACCATGTGTGAGAGAGGGGGGGGGCCACTACGCATTCTTAAAAAAAAAAATTGAAGTCACTTTTTTTCTGGCTGGCCGCTGGAAAAAGGCTTTGTTTGCGTACCTTCCTCCACCAGAAAATTTTTTTCCGCGGACTCCCCTTTGTAACCCGACGCATAAGCCGCGCGAGCCACGGCAAGCGCTTTGGCTTTGGAATCAAACGGGCCTTTGGACCCCCAGAACCAACCGTTTGAGCGCTTGACCAGTGGCATGATTACTTCAAATAGCGGAGTTTGTAGAGCGTTTTGTTGATGAGGTTGGCGATGTTGTCCACCTCATTTTGTAGTTCGCTGTCCTGCGGAAACCGCTTTTCCCTACGCAGCGTCGCCACTTCGTCGCTCAAGCTTTGTAGATATTCAATCGGGTTGTCTGCGGGTAGTTTGTAGTCTTCAACGAAGTCATGCAACAGCCCATATTTGCCTTGAAAGCTTTCGACAAATTCGTCCAGAAGAACCGGCATTTTTTCGTAAAAAAATCCGAGTGCTTGGTGGGCGGCGAAGCTGCGCGTCATCCAGTGTTGGATGTGAGCGTTGGTGGCCGAGTGCAGCAGGTGCATCACGAAAGCCATCACCGGGTCCGATTGTTTGGCCTCGACTGAGTACTTCATGTCACCTTCCTCAACAATGTCTTGAGCTTTTGCTGTAGCTCTGGCGGGATCGGCGTTCTGTTGCCTGCGTCTTGATCAAGCTTCACCAACGCGGGATCTCTGTCCGGTTTACTGGGCACTGTGATTGTACCGACCGCGGGTGCGGACGCAACCCAATCTGCTTTGAAGCCGGTCCAGCCGCGCATGCAGCACTGGGTCAGGGCTTGCTCCAGAGTCCACTTGGCCTTCTCTGCTTCGCGCATGATGCCTGCGAGGGCTGCGTTGGTCATGGGTGCCTTCTTGGCTTTCCTCAGTTGCAGGAAGTCTTCCCAAACAGACTGTGACACCCCCTCGGGGGGAGCCGCGGCAGCGGTCTTCTTAACTTGGTTTTTGGTTATTGGTTCTTGGTTATTGGTTGGTTGAACGCCCGTTGAACGCTCAGTTGAACGCCCGTTGAGCCTACGTTCAGCGGATGCCTTACCGGCCCTCGACGCCTGTTCCCTTTTTTCTTCGTACCGAGCAATCTCTTCTTCAATCCGCTGCTGCCACCAGCCCTCTGGGGTGAGCGTGAAGAACTCATTGAGGATGTCGCGAATCACTGCCAAGTTGTCTGGCATGCGAATCAGTCGCCCGATCTTGCCTGTGTCGTCTGGCAGCGGCTTCTGATGCAGGTAGCACCAGTCGATCATGCGCCGATACGCGATGTCCTCAAGGGGGTCAAGATGGCCGGTGTGGGACTGATAGTCCCCGATGTTGAACGTGTAGTAATACATAACTCACCCACTGACTCCACCCAGAAGGAAGCCGCGGCAGGCGGGGTGGTTACGCTTTTCGGAAGGGTAGCTACTCCCTTCCTAGCCGGGTTCTTCGCCAGTGTACTCAACGCTATAGCGCTGCGTGCATCAGGGTTTCCACTATCGCATCACGGCTTGGTCGCGTTACACTTGCATTGTCACAACACAGGAGATGACATGACAAATGGTGAAGCTCGTGCTTTACAGCACGAATTTAATGAGACCGTGGCTAAGGGTCGCGTTTTGTGGGACGAAGCCACCAGACTAGCCGACCGGTGCAATGCCATCCGCGAAGAGCTTGATGCTGCCGGTGTCGAGTATGACCAGATCGCTTTGTTGTTTGGTGGAGAACTGGAATTGGATTTGGTTGGTTCCGACGACAAGGATGTAAATCAGTGAAGCTGGGCGACATCTTCGTGCTGTGCTGGTCACTGTGCTTTCTTGCAGTGATCTTCCTAGCGCCGTTTGTGGCCTTAGCCCTGATCCTGAAGTTCCTGTTCGGATAAGAGATGAAACAAAAAGTAAAACTAAACGCATTGCTACAGGCCCAGCTCATCAAGCTGCTGATGGAGGGTGCGTACTCCTGCAAAGAGTTGGCCGGCATCACGGGCCTGCATTACGTCACCGTTCTTCAGTACTGCCGCGAGCTGCACAAGGCCAAGGCGGTGCATATCTGCATGTGGGCTAAGGACCACCGCGGCCGGGATCTAACCAAGATCTACAAACTTGGCGAAGGCAACGACAAGCGACGTCAGCAAATGTCGGCTGCTGAGCGGCAGGCTCGCTACCGGATGAAGAAAAAGCAAATGCAGATGAACCAAGTGCTGGGCGGCAACGCTGAGTTCGTAGACCGCGGCAACGGCCACGTGGGCTATGAGGAACTGAAATGAAGCGCATCAAGACCATCGTGCAGTTCGAGCAGCTTCTTCAGGACCACGATTGGTACTACGCACTGTCGGACGACAAGCGGTACTACGCAGCACACAAAAGCATGGAGGAGCAAATTGCACGCATCAGCATGACCAATTCTTATTGGCGCGATCTGTTCTTGCTGTACTCAGAGTTCAGCTCGCCTGCCGACAGGATGACCGAAGACATGTTCATCAGCAAACGCAATCAACTGATGGAGAACTACGTTGCCAGCATCGGGAACTGAAGCACGGGTGTGCGTGGACATTGCCTATCGCCAGCAGGAAGGGTTGAGCAAGTACGGGACTACCGTGGCCGACAACCCGTTGACGCTCAGGCAGTGGCTACAGCACGCATACGAAGAAGCACTTGACCAAGCAATCTATCTGAAACGCGCCATGGAGGAACTAGATCGTGATGACCTATCGAATCGTTGAGACTGAGATTTTGCGCTGGGCAGAGGCCCGCAAGATCATTCCCAACAGCACGCCAACAGCTCAGTACCTTAAGGCTGTATCTGAGATGGGCGAGCTGGCCGACGCACTGAACAAGCGAGACATGCCAGCCGTCAAAGACGCAGTGGGCGATACGCTGGTGTGCCTGATCAACATGTGTGCGCTGCTGGACATCGACATGATCGATTGCCTGAACGGCGCGTGGGACCAAATCAAAGACCGCAAAGGAACATTGCTGCCGTCAGGAGTGTTTGTTAAGGAATGATCATGGAACAGCTAGATGAATATCGCGTCAATCTAAAGGTTTGCAACAACTTGATCCTGAGCGCTATAGAAAACTCAGGGTACAAGTCAGTCAACCAATTTTGCAAGATCAATAAACTTTGTCCATCGCGCGTCGGCGACATGATCAATCTGAAGAGATTGCCAGTCGGTAAAGACGGGTCATGGACAGGTCTATCTGAAAGAATCGCCAAAGCCCTAGGTCTGTTTCCAGAAGATCTCTGGACGCAGGAGCAGACCTACTTTGTGTTGCCAAAGAATCAATCGCATTTCAATGTGTCGCACAAAGAACTTGCGCTGACACTTGCTAGACACACCGGCGAGCTTCCAGATGAATGTGATGTAGAAGTAAATCTGTTGCAACAAGACCGCAAACGGGTACTGAACGATGTGTTGGAATCTCTGACAGATCGTGAAGCAAAGGTGCTGCAATTACGATTTGGCATCAACACTGACAGAGAGCATTCACTTTCAGAAATTGCAAGCATGCTTGATGTCACAAGTGAACGTGTGCGCCAGATCGAGCTAAGCGCGTTGCGTCGTTTGAGGGAGCCGCGGCGACTCGATGAACTAAAAACTGTAGAAGACCCAATCCCAAATGTCGATTTCAACAAGATCAAGATAGCTCAAGACAACGCAGAAGGAAGAACCATGGACATTAAAGAATACGACAAGCTTTGCGGTGAACATGATTGGACGTATGCATACGCAGACGACTACCGATATTTCACTCGCGGAGAGCAACAACGCGGCATCCTGATGGACTATGCCAAGCGCGATGAAAAGTTGATGCGGTTGTTTAATGTGTGGGCTAACTATGTGAATGGCAACATTGATAAGGCCGAGTTTCAAAAAGGCCGCGCGGAGCTGCTGTCGTGATCTCGTGTATGGGCGGCTGGTGCGACCGCAGGGAAACGTGCAAGCACTACTGGGCCAGATCTAAAGTGATTGTTGAAAGACTATGTGAGGACACAAATGACTGCTATGTACCGGGAATACATACTGCGTTCATCGGAGGTGTGGCAAGCTTTTGCGAGCTTTGTCAGGGAACATGCCAAGCAGTTGAACGACAGCGGGACACCACTGCGCCTGATCGTTACAACGGCCACCACAAGGCGTAACGCTGAGCAGAATAAGCGGTACTGGGGCTTTGTGCTCAAGACCATAGCCGAGCAGGCATTTGTCAAAGGTCAGGTTTATGCGTCAGACGTGTGGCACGAATACTTTGCTCGGAAGTTTGGCGTGTGCGATGAGGTGGTGCTGCCCGACGGCGAGATCATCACCCGGCGCAAGAGCACTACCGAAATGACGGTTGGCGAGTTCACTGAATACATGACACGTGTGGAGGCACACGCCACACAGGAGCTGGGGGTGCGGTTTGAGGCCCAAGTTTGAGTACGTGCGCGACAAGCGCATTCTTGAGTTCTGCCGCACCATCCCATGTCAATCTTGCGGAGTGCAAGACGGCACGGTGGTGGCCGCGCACTCTAATCAATCAATCCACGGCAAGGGTCGCGGGATCAAGGCCAGCGATCAGTATGTGGCCGCTCTTTGCTACTCATGTCACTATGAGGTTGATCAAGGCAGGGCATCAAGAGAAGGCAAATTGCTGATATGGAACAGCGCACATGAAAGAACCAAAGCTCAAATTAAAGCTGCTGGCCTCTGGCCCGAGTCCACTTGAGGAGACATTCGCATTTCAGCTCAGGGCTATGAAGTGGCCCGAGGCGCGTAGGGAGTACCGGTTCCATCCCAAGCGGATGTGGCGGCTGGACTTTGCGTGGCCTGAGCAGAAGATCGGCGTCGAGATCGAGGGCGGCGTCTGGACCGGCGGGCGGCACTCTACCGGCGTCGGCTTTACATTGGACTGCGAGAAGTACGCCGAGGCCATGTGTCTTGGATGGACTATCCTGCGGGTGACTGGGTCACAGGTGCAGAACGGCCAAGCCATCGATTGGCTGATGCGGGTTTACACGAATAAACACACTAACAATAGTGTATAAACTAACCCTAAAGGAGCTAGATGATGATGTCACCCAACAAACAACGCGACCCCCTTGGCTGGCCGTTTGGTGCCCTGCCGCCCAAGGAATTGGCTAGGCTGTTGGCGCAGAAAAAGCGCGACGATCTTGCCAAAGTACCCCCGGCACCGTTCTAGATGAGGACAAGACATGAGTGTTTATAAGAAGCTTAACGACGCCCGTCGTGAGTTCCACAAGACAGCCCTTAAAAAGACGGGGCGCAACAACTTCAGCAGCTATGACTACTTCACGTTGGGTGACATCGTCCAGCCGGCCCTAGCGGCCTTCCAAAATGCTGGCCTATGTGCAGTGGTGAGCTTTGACAAAGAAGCCGCCACGATGACGATAGTCAACGTCGAAAAGCCCGAGGAGTACATCCGCATCACTTCCCCTATGGGTTCAGCCGCTCTTAAGGGCTGTCATGAAGTGCAGAACATCGGAGCCGTTGAGACTTATCAACGTCGCTACCTTTGGCTGGTGGCACTCGATGCGGTCGAGCATGATGTCATCGAAGAAACCACCGATAGCCCGGTGCTGACTCCATACGAAGCTGAACACTTGCCTACGTTGGAAGCCGCAGCCACTAAGGGGTTGAAGGCTTTGGAGCAGGCGTTTAAGGACTTGCCAAGCTCCCCCGAAAAAGGCCCGTTCTGGGTTAAGCACAGCGCCGACCTGAAGAGCAAGGCGGGTGCATGATGAATTTCAAACCGCAAACCCTCAGATTCGTCATGTTGGCAATGATGGATGCCGTAGAGAAATGGGATCAAGCCGAAGAAGATGAAAAAGAATGGTTGATCAATCCTGATGCGCCGTTAGTCATTCAAACTGGCGACCACGGCTATTGGGTTCTTGGTGTTGGTGGTGATCCTGATGTTGACGGGTTTGTGATTCAGTCCATGCCCGACAAGATTTGCACTTGGAAAAACGGAGAGTTCAAGAAACTCGGAAGGAACAAGTGATGGATCAGCGCACTGACGAATGGTTTGCAGCCCGTCTGGGCAAGGCCACAGCATCCCGCATGGGCGACATCATGGCTAAGACTAAGACTGGCTATGGCGCGTCGCGTGAAAACTATAAGTTTGAACTGGCACTCGAGCGCATCACCCAGCGCAAAGCACTCGGCTTTACGTCCGCGGCCATGCAGTGGGGCATCGACACCGAGCCTGCCGCCAGAAGCGCGTATGAGATCGCTACCGGCGGTTTTGTGACCGAGGTGGGGTTGGTGGACCACCCGACGATTCGGATGGCTGGAGCGTCGCCTGATGGCCTTGTCGGGGACGATGGGGTACTGGAGATTAAGTGCCCGGAGTCCAAGAAGCATTTCGAGACTCTGGTCACCAAGAAGCCCTCAACCGACTACATGTTCCAGATGCAGTGGCAGATGGCCTGCACCGGCCGGCAGTGGGCAGACTTTGTTTCATATGACCCGCGGTTCCCTGAGCACCTCCAGTTGTTCATCGTGCGGGTCAATAGAGATTCTGAGCTGATTGCTCAGATGGAAGCCGAGGTGACGAAGTTCCTCTCGGAAGTTGGTGAGCTAGTTGAAAGGATCAACAAATGATGAAGCTAATTGGAGTCGGCCGACTGGGCCGCGACGTAGAAGTGCGCTACACCACCGACGGCAAGGCAATTGCCAACCTGTCTGTGGCGTGGAACTACGGCAAGCCGGGTAAGGATGGCAAGCGGCCTAGCCAATGGGTCGATGCGGCTTTGTTTGGCGAGCGCGCAGAGAAGCTGGCACCTTATCTCAAGAAGGGCACGTCAGTGTTTCTCGACATCCGCGATATGCACGTTGAGACTTTCACCAAGCAAGATGGTACGACAAGCGTGAAGCTTGCCGGGTTTGTAGACGCGATTGAGTTTGCTGGCGACCGTCCTACACAGGAAGCGCCGCGCAAGCCTACACATTCCGACGACATCCCCTTTTGAGGTGCAACATGAAAAAGCTTTTTGTCTGTTTAGTCATGGCCGCTAACCTGTCCCCAGTGGTGGCCTTTGCCCGTGCCGGCACGTTGGTGTCGTGTGACTTTGTCAGCACCCAGCAGGGTGGCCGGTACATCGGCACGTACTGCGTGGACTACGCATGCAAGTACACCACCACCCGCGTCTTCACTTCTTACTGCCCATTCAGCCTATGAAATCCTCACACTACAAGACACCGCGCACCATGGCCGAATGTGAGTTTGTGGTCGGCTATCCGATAGTCGATCTCACGCCACAGAAAGGCAATTGGCTGCCGTACATCTGCGCCGCCTTGGTTGTCGGCATCATTTGGATCGCCAGATGATCTACGAAACGCAGGCTAACGAAGCAGAAGAGCGCCGAGTTGCTGCCTACGTTCAAACCGTTTACGACGTGGAGATGCAGAAAACTGCCCAGTTTGCGGTGGTGGACTACGTCGCCACTCGTAACGGTGCTGTAGTAGGGCTGGTCGAGATCAAGTGCCGCAGCATGTCTATCGAAGAGGTAGACGCCCGCGGTGGCTACTTGATCAGCCTGAACAAGCTCAACAAGATGCGTTCGCTGTCTGACATGCTCAGCGCCCCGGCCGTTTTGGTGGTGAAGTTTAAAGACAAGGTCTACGAATACATCACCGAAGATTTGGGCTATGACGGCACAGTACCATTTAACCGAAACGACAGACCCAACGAACGCGAGATGGCCGCAGTGATCTATACGACAAGATTTAGGAGAATGAGATGAGTGAATTTACTAAGTTCTACCGGATCGAATGCGAGAAGGCAGACCGAAGATTGGCGGTTATGCAAACCGAAGCCAAAAAATTCGCAGAGTGCGAGGGGCTATCAGATGACCCCACCTCGGATCGAATTAGACTGGCGCGAGAACTGGGTTACATCACCGGCGTGCTGCGTGGTGTGTTGTATGAGTTGGCCTGTGAAAAAGCTTTGGAAAGCGAAAGATGCGCCTCAAATGTCCGCGGTGCGGTCTAGCATTACGCACTCTGGAAACCCGTCATACTGATCGATGGGTGCGGCGAACAAAAATGTGCAAGAGCATGCACAAAGTAGTGACTCACCAGATCCACGGGAACTGGGAGGAGAGGATCGTTCGAGTGAGGCATTTCGAGCCGCATGCGAAGCCCGCTACGTCCTCTCCAAACCCTTCGCTGAGCGTCGCATCTATCTTGAGGGGGTGGGCCGTGTCAGAGGCGCCGCAGCCCGCGCATACCTTGAGCGAGTAATCCACAAAGAGTGGAAAAAGAAAGCCACCCCGAAGAGTGGCTAAGCCCAAACCAATGCCCTAGGCTTGGGTAGGAGGATTCACATGCAACTACGCTTCCATCATAGCGAGATTGCTCTTTAAACGCGAGTCTTCCGGCGCAAATTCAAGAGCTTTTTTGCATTGCTCAATTGCTTCTTGTTTTAGACCTAAATGCCATGCCGAGATGCTGGCGTAATCGTGCGGCTTTTCTGTCCACACACTGGGGTCCATTGTGTATACAAGCGCCTTGTCTTTGATCGCCAAAGCCTGCAGGCAAGCGTTGTAGCATTCTTGCCAGTTGTGATGCTTATAGCAGAGTTCTGCCAGCCTAACCCAAGTTTCCCGGGTGTTTGGGGCTTCGGCCACGGCGCGTCTGGCCCATGCCATAGCCTCCCAATAATTTGCCTTGTGTTCGTAAGCTTGTGATAGCAAGCGCATCGCATAGGAACGCTCTGTGTACCAGTTCGCCTCGGGCATCTCAAGGTAGAACTTGAGCCTGTCAATGGCTTCGTCCCACAGGCTATAGAAGGTCAGTTCCCGAGCAAAGTAAAAAGCATTGCGAGGGCAGCGAGGGTCTTCAGCGACCGCCATGCGTAGGAGGTCAAGATACTGACCCCGGCTTTTAGTGGGGTCAGGGTGGTGCGTGACCAAGAGTCGGTCTGTGTCTGCATAAACCTCTGTGATGCGCCTGTCGGGCACGGGGTACTCATGGACTGGGTGGTGCCAACGGTAGCCCTGCCGAGCGTGAATCTTCTCGTACTTGAACCGGATGCCATGTCCCCAGTCGAAGTAATAGCGCAGTCGGGTCGTCTTGCCCAACTCCCACACACGCTCGATTTCTTCGCGCCATCCCGGCTCTAGCACTTCGTCTAGGTCTAGGGAGATGCAGACATCAATGTCGGCAGGAATTAGGGCTAGGGCCGTGTCCCGAGCCATGTCGAAGCGCCAAGGCTTGATTGAGATGCCGTAGACCGTAGCCCCACACTCCCGTGCGAGTTCTGCGGTGCGGTCGGTTGAGCCGGTATCGGCTATCAGGATGTGGTCAGCGTCCTTGGCCGACTCACAGAATCGCTGAACGAACTGTTCTTCGTTCTTGGAGATTGCGTATACGCATATTTTCATGTCTTGTCCTATGAGAGAAACAGAGCAATCTCTGCCTGCCTCCTTTTTACCAAACCCGGCAGGACTTTGCCACCCCCGGTGATGAAATTCATAAAGCCCTGAGCCGCAGCATTCCATTCGCCTCGGTTGGCCTTGATCCTGATTTGGCTGCGTTGGAGGTTGCCTAACCCTGCATTGAAGGCAAAAGATACCAAAGCGTCAAAAGAGCCTTGACGGCCAAGTACAGTGGGAACATATCGAAGAACACCGCGTTCAAAACGAATGAGGTCGTATTTGAAGATGGCAACCAATTCTTCCTTTGACCATACACGGTCATCTTCCGGCTTGAGTGGATATTCATTCCGAATCATTCCTTGGTAGCCGTTTTTCCTGACACTGGGCAACGCAAGTTGGTCGTCATATAGGGCATGGCCCCATCCCACGGTCCACACCGATGCACTACATCTATAGGGCCGATTCCTGTAGCCCTCAAAGAAGTGCATCAGTTTGATGCCCTCTTCGGATGTCTTCACTTCTTAGCCCACTGACGGCTTCCAAACCAAAAGCCAATTATTGACCCTAGCATACTGAGTTCGCTTTCGCTGAAGATCAAATCAGAATACTTGATCACATCGTCAATGTTCTGAATCAGGCCCGGATGATTCCAAAGGTACAGAGCCATGAAGGCATTGATTGCCACCAGTTCAAGCACGAAAATGTAGGTAACTGTAGGTCTTACAGTCCCGACATAGGAAGCCACCCATTGCGAAGCCTTCTCAAGAACTTTCTCGTCATGTGCCAACGCAGCTTCTGTCATCTTGGCATCTGTCTCAAGCGATACCTGTTCGGTGCGGAGTTCCTCAATCCGCTGCTGCGCCGCGAAACCCTGCGCCGCCATCGCTAGGTCACGCTCGTTCTGCAACTGAGCAAGGCGCAACTCGTGCGCTTGGTCGGCCTTGTTTTGGAAGAACTCTAAGAGCTTGGGAAGCCCGGAGATGAGCAAGCCGCCAAGGGTTGAGAACAATGAAAGCATTAGCCCCTCACTAAGTCTTTGAGGTAATAGAACAAAGCGATAACGGCGACCGCCAAGAAAGCAATCGCCGCACCGTACTTCACCGTCAAGAAAAACTCTTGCTGCCTGAGCCGCTGTTCCCGCGCCCGTTTTTCGCGCTCTTTCTTGACCCGAACGCGCTCCATGATCATCTCGTTGTAGACGCGCTCCCCGTAGTGCGCGACTATGAGAATCTTTAGTTCGTACTCTTGCTTATGCAAGGCTTGCTTGTGCATGGTGATCTGCAAGGCTTCTTGTTCAACAGAGCCTTCATTAAGCAAGCGTTTGAATAGCGGCGGTTTCTTGTTAGCCTTCTCAGCGGCTAGGGTGTTGAATGTCCCAAAAGCGGAATACCACTTACCAATCTGCCCCGCGACCTGCTCTATTTCTTTGCCTGTCGCCACCATCTTTTTGATGACGGTAAAGGCGGTGTTGGCCGCAGTGGCCGCAGCAATGATCGCGGAAACCGGCTCCACTTACTTGTCCGCTTTGTTGTCTAGCTTGGCGAAGATTTGGCGGCAGATGTCCTTCAATTCATCAATGTCACGGTGATAAGTGTCTTTGGTGACATAGGTATGCGGCATATCGCGCACATCCTTGTCTAGACGCTCAATTGCCTTGGTGATGTTGTTGAGTACCCAACCGCCAAGGAATGCCGCAATACCAATGACGGCATTGAAGAACATCTGCAATTCCATTTCATCCTCTATTGCACGGTTTCGTCAGACTTGGGCATATCCGGCACAGGCACTTGAGGCGTGGCCTGCTCTTGGATAGCTTGCACGATTTGGAACACTTCTTGGTAAGGCCGGGTGCCAAGGTATTGCAGCACGGCATTCACAAGGGGCAGCGTCAGTTCGATTTTCGTGTCGTTCATTGTCGTTTCCTTTAGGTTGATGCCCACGGCAGGGGCGGTTGGATTATCGGCGGGTTGATCTGATTGTTGATTTGAGTTTGCACTGCCGCCTCAGTTGCATCTTTATCAACTCCATTGGCCCAACACCAACCCAACACCTGATCCTGAGTCAGATCGGCATAAGGCGTGAAGCCCGACCCTTGAGTGACCGGGAAAGAGCAGGTGCTGTAGACAGAGCCGTTATAGGTTCCATCTGTGCCGTTGCAAGTCCAGTGCGCCACAGTTACATAATCCGCACCCTCTGGTGTCTGCGGAATACAGTCAAGGGCTGTGATGACCCAGTTGAAAGTCGTTGCCATGATGCTTCCTTACTCGTTTGCCGCAATCGCAGCGTTCAGCGGAGTCATGTCCTGACCCTGCCAAAAGTCCTTGGCGACCATGATCTTGAGGTGATCCACATTGCGCTTGACGCAACCCGCCCACTCCATGTCGTCCATGCCTTGGGGCTTGCCTGCGTTGAGCAAGTTCACGCTGTCCATCGCGGCGCTGTAGTGCTGCGCGATTTGCTCGGGGGTCAGTTCATCCATGTTTAGGCTCCTTTGAGTGTGGTGATTTCTGCTTGCAAGGCTTCGACCTTGGCATTCAGTTGCTTGATCGCGTTGACCATGTGCCAAAACACATTATCCGAGTCCACCGACAGAACGCCCGTGGATTCTTCCTTCACGCAGTCGGGGCAGACCTGTTGCAGTTCCTGAGCGATGACACCCAGTTGCACGCCGGGGCGCTTGATGGCTGTGTGCTCGGGCAACTCGGTGACTTCTTCGGGCAGACGGTATTCAAAGTTCCGCACCCGGATCGCAGCGATCTTTTCAAGACCTTCGTTGTTGTCAACGATGTTCTTCTTCAGTCGGAAGTCTGAAGTGGTTGACCAAGACGATGAGTTGTTGCCTTGGTAGACGCCGCCACCGTTTGGCTGAATGAAGCCGGTGTTCTCGCCCTTATCGACAACCGAGTAAGGGGTGCCGATGACGATGCTGTTGTTTCTATTACCGCTTGATGCGCCGGTGGTGAAGCCAATACTGATGTTGTATTGGCCTGTTGTGAACGCGCTTGCGCCGTAACCACCACTACCTGCGGAAGCGCCAAGAAATGTATTTCTGTCGCCAGTTGTGAGCGAATACCCCGAAAAATATCCAATTGTGGTGTTGTAAGAAGCCGTGGTGTTGGAGCGCAATGAATCTTTGCCAAAAGCAGCATTCTGCGAGCCGGTGGTATTGGATATACCGGAGTATGTTCCAAAGAACGCATTGTCAATTGCGCTAGTATTGGCTGACCCGGCTCCCGTCCCGACAAATGTATTGTCATTGCCGGTGTTGCTGTAGCCTGCGGTATACCCAACGGCAACCAGTTTATTTCCACCCGAGCCTGTAGAGTAGCGACCCGTCAGACCGCCAATGCAAGTATTTTGATCGCCTGTTGTTTGCCCATAACCTGACAAAGCACCAACAAAAGTATTTCCGTATCCTGATGTATTGTTGTATCCTGATTGAGAACCAATAAATGTGTCTTGAGCACTATTACCCGCTGCGTTGGTGTTGTATCCCGCCAAATAACCAACAGCGGTACAAACCCCGGTTGAATTACTCGCTACAGTCCCCGCGCTATACAGGGCCTGATAGCCAATCGCCACATTGTAGCCGCTATATCCGCTTACGCTTGGATTGGCTGAATACAGCGCTTGGTATCCAATAGCAACATCGGCATTCGCTGCCCCGGCGGTGTATCGCGCTTGGAATCCAATGGCGACATTGTTGTTGCCGGTAGTGTTGCCCCATAAAGCAAAATCACCAAGCGCCGCATTTTGCGCGCCAGTGGTCATATACCTACTTGACTCTCGGCCAACCGACACATTGTAGTAACCGGTTGTGTTGCCGAACAGCGCATAGTATCCAACCGCAGTATTGCTAGATGCGGTGGTGGCAGAATAAAGCGCCTGCGTTCCCACGGCGGTGTTGTTGTCGCCAGTGGTTTTGGTATAAAGCGTCTGATACCCAAAAGCAGCGTTGTTTACGCCGGTGGTGTTATTTCGCAGTGCCTCAGAGCCGACAGCGGTGTTGGCTGCGCCAGTCGTATTGTTCAACAGAGACAAACCACCAACGGCAGTGTTTTCGCTGCTCGTGGTGCTGCTATACAGCGCGTTGTAACCAATTGCGGTTAGCCTTACACCGGTGGTATTTGTGTAAAGCGCCCGAACCCCCGCCGAAACATTGGAACTTCCGGTGGTGTTTGAGTTCAACCCTTGGTAGCCAAGGACAGTATTCGCGGTTCCGCTTGCGTCTTGGGTCAACCCATACACCGTCCCCAACGCAGTCGGCGTGGCGGCTGAACCCCCTGCGTTCTGCCAAGTCGGAGCAGAACCGGAACCGTTGGAGGTCAGGACTTGACCGGCTGTGCCGTAGTTGGCTCCTGACAATCCGATTGCGCCGGTAGCGGCAATACGAAGGCGTTCGGCCAATGTGCCACCGGCGTTCTTGGTGGCGAACAAAATCTCGCCGGTGTTGGTCGTGCCGCCATCATTTTGTGCTTGGATGTAAGCGTTTTCAGAATTTCCATTTGCCGTTGACCAAAAACTCAACCGGCGTTGAGATGCGGTATCCGTAACAAGGTTGATCGTGCCGCTTTTGACAACAAATTTTCCGAATGTGCTTGGGCTTGTTTCTGTGACACCCAAATTCCCACTCGCATCAAGCGTCATCGCCTGCGTAAAACTGATGACATCACTGCCGGTGCCGTTCCATGAGGGGGCGGTGAGCCAAATGTGCTGACCGGCGGATTGTGCGAACTGCGTGGCGTAACCTGTTCCGATGTATTTGTTCTGCCCATCGAAAAAATTATTTGCCGCTATGACGGCAACAGAATTGGCTGCAAAGTAACTAGCCGTGCCACTCAACTGGATTGCTTTTCGTGCGCTTTCCCAAGCACTCGGTGTCACCCCAAGGCCCCAGTTGCCGGAGGTATCTAGCGTTGCTTGTGTTGTTGAGTTAGTCCTCAGCAACAAAGAGTGGTTTGATGTCGTACCAAACAGCAGCGCACCGCTGTTTTGCAGTCTTGAAGTTACCGAGCCGTCAGTGAAATCAACATAAGCATTTGCCGCGCCAGTAAATCTTGCAACGGGCGTGGATGCACTTGACACATCCAAGCGGTAAGAAGGCGAATTCGTCCCAATGCCAAGACCTGTGGAGTTCAGGCGCATGGCTTCTGCCGCGCCGTTCAAGCCCCACCTAATAACGCCATTTGCGTTGTCGGCAACAAAGTTGAGTTCAGATGCAGTTGTGGATATAATTGGACTTCCGGCTACGACCATCCCGTATGTGCCCGCAGCAGAGCCAAACACTCGCATCGTCAAGGCAGTACCGGCATCATTTGACGCAATAATGTTTGCCGTTTGAGCGTTTGTCGCTGAGTTCTTAAATTCAGCAACCCCTGCCGCCGCAGTTGTGCTTACAGTCTGAGTTAACTTCGTCCCATCAAAAGTCAGCGCACTCCCCGTGGTCAGCGCAGATGTAGACGATGCATACACCACACCGTTTGCGGTGAAGGAAGAAAGCCCCGTGCCGCCATAACCCGTGGAAATCGGATTGCCCGTGTTGGTGAACGATGTTCCCCATGCAGAGCCAGTGGACAGCGCAATACCCGCTGCGGGGTAAGTGGTCGGGCCTGTGGCTCCTGTCGGGCCTGTGGGGCCGGTGTTGCCTTGAACGCCTTGAATCCCTTGCACACCCTGTGGCCCGGTGGGGCCGACATTGCCTTGAATGCCCTGCGCTCCGGTAGGACCAGTGGGACCAACCGCACCAGTATCACCAGTGGGGCCAGTGGGTCCAACTGCGCCAGTGGCTCCAGTTGATCCAGTAGGGCCAGTAGGCCCGACAGCGCCAGTGTCTCCCGTGGGGCCGGTAGGCCCAACATTGCCTTGTGCGCCTTGTGCTCCAGTCGGACCTGTAGGGCCAGTGTCGCCCTGAATACCTTGGATGCCTTGCGGTCCCTGTGCGCCGGTAGGTCCAGTTGGGCCTTGAATGCCCTGCGCTCCGGTGGGACCAGTGGCGCCAGTGGCTCCAGTTGATCCTGTCGGGCCAGTGGGGCCGGGAACGGTGGAATCTGCACCCGTAGGCCCAGTCGGGCCGGTTGGTCCCATGTCACCCGTGGGACCGGTGCTGCCTTGGATGCCTTGAATACCTTGTGGGCCTTGCGGTCCCGTAGGTCCAACTGCTCCTTGCGGTCCCGTGGGGCCGACATCCCCCGTGGGGCCAGTGGGGCCGGGAACCGTAGACGCGGCTCCCGTAGGGCCGGTTGCTCCTTGAGGGCCAGTCGGTCCAGCTACACCGATAGACTGAATGACCACCAACAATTGTTCATTGTTGACAAAGTTTGTCGTGCCAGTGCCGCCCGAGCTTGTGAGCGTAACCGGGACTTGCACATAGCTATTTGGAATAACCGTTGGAGTGGCCGAGACTTCCCACTTTTGAAAGTTTGCAGAATTGTTCTGCGCTTGAAGAACAATTGTGTCACCCGTCTTAATGAAAGACAGGAATACATCAATATCCAAACCGCCCTGCTCAAGATGGCTTAGGGTGATTTGTGTAGCTGAAATCTGAGTTGCGTTGTTCCAATACAGGTGGCCGTTTGTAGGAACGCCACTTGTTTGATTGGTGTCGGCTTGATATTGATAAAAGCTTGACGATTGACCATCAGCACCTTGCGGTCCAGTAGGGCCGGTCGGGCCGGTCACGCCTTGGATGCCTTGAGGACCAGTGGGTCCGGTGGCTCCAATGTCTCCAGTAGGCCCAGTTGGGCCTGCGACACCCTGAATGCCTTGGATGCCCTGTGGGCCTTGAGGGCCGGTAGGGCCAATGTTGCCTTGGATGCCTTGAGCACCAGTCGGGCCAGTGACGCCAATATCGCCCGTGGGGCCAGTAGCCCCGGTCGGACCTGCTACACCTTGCGGTCCTGTTGGTCCAACATTGCCCTGAACCCCGGTAGGGCCGGTAGGTCCGGTATTGCCTTGAATGCCTTGTGGTCCCTGAATACCTTGCGGGCCAGTTGGTCCAATGTTGCCCTGTGCGCCTTGATCGCCAGTTGGGCCTGTTGGGCCTACATTGCCCTGAATGCCGGTAGGCCCGGTGGGTCCGGTTACGCCTTGAATACCTTGATCGCCGGTAGGTCCGGTGGGACCAACATTACCTTGATCACCAGTAGGCCCAGTAGGTCCAACATTACCCTGAATGCCTTGAGATCCAGTCGGGCCAATCGGGCCTTGAATTCCCTGAATGCCTTGAACGCCTTGTGGACCTGTGGGACCAATATTGCCCTGAATGCCTTGAGCACCTGTGGGACCGGTAGGCCCGGTAGGCCCGGGAACAGTCGAATCAGCACCAGTAGGGCCGGTAGGGCCAGTAGCGCCGGTAGGCCCAGTACCACTAGGTCCAGTAGCCCCGGTAGGTCCGGTAACGCCTTGTGCACCGGTAGGACCGGTAGGTCCAAGTGGTCCCGTGGGACCGGTAGGGCCAGTAGCACCCGAAACGCTGCGGTCAAGCCTTACGCTGACATCAGGCGTGGGGGTAACTTGAAGGTTGACATTGTTGCCATCTTGGACAACTACTTTGATGTTGCTCATATCACCACCACGCCATCAGAACGAACCAAAAACAGGAGGAAGATGATTGCGTCATCTTGCGGGGTTGAGCCGCTGACCGGGAAAGACACTTTGATGCGACCCGAGAACCCCACGCAATCCTGAGCGTTAATCTCTAGCTGAGGATCACTGTTGATGAGCGCCCAAGTGGAGTCATCAATCACAAGCGTAAAAGTGCCTGCCGCATCGTTGCGGTTGGTGATCGTCAGGCTAACTGGCGTGGGAGCAGGGTTGTAGTCGGCAATGTCGAAGGTCAGCCCGTTGCGGGTATCGACAATGTTGCTGACTTGTCGCCTGACGATCTGAGCGTCAAGCGTTGCGCCGGTCAGTGCGATGGGCAAGCCCGTGGCGCAGTTGGTGAATGAGAGGTTCCAGTAAGTCTTTTGGTTCCAAACCAACTCACCGGCCAAAATCGGATTGTCAAACCCGCTTACCTGAGCAAGCGAGTTGCGGTTGAAGATCGCCATGCGATTCCCCTAAACTCGGGTAGTGACGCTCCCCACACTCTTGCGGGGCTACGAATGGTGTCTTGTCTTGCCAAATTCTATTTAAGTCTAGCCTCCAAGTCAGCAACTTTTTGGCTAAGTTCCTGCACCGCTTTGATCAGCGGAGCGATGAATTCGGAGTAGCGCAAACCCTGAGTCGAATTCGGGTCGTCCTTGTCGGTCAGCACCCATCCGGCAAAGCTATCAATGCCCATTGCGTCTAGCGTTGCCTTGACCTGTTGGGCACTCAAACCGTGGAAAGTACGCACCCCTTTCCGGGCAGGAGCTTCTTCCTCTTGCCCAATGATGTTGCCATCTTCATCAACAATGTTGTTGACGATTGCAGCCTGAGCTACCTTCCATTTGTATTGGATTGTCTGTAGACGATTGATGAAATCAAGCCCAAGTGGGTTATCACCAAGGATGTTCTTTTCTCGCTCATCCGAAGTGTTGACCGAGCCGCTGACCGCATAGACATCAACATAGCGGAAAGAAGCCGCGCCAAGCGTGACAGCATTATCAACTTCGGGGCGCAAAAAGGCGGCTTCGACACGCACCCGCGCCGTGGCCTTGGTGCCGATTAGAACTGCCTTGGGGTCTGCGGAACCTGATGCGCCTGAGATGATGTAAAGCGCATCATTGGCGTCAGTTGCCATGTATGCGCCAATTCCGGTGCCAGCAGAATTTTGCCATCGCATTTCTGCCGTTTGCGGAATTTGAATTCCACTTGCATATAGTCCTTGAATTGCAATACCGCTATTTGTAAAGTATCCACCCCATCCAGATTGCGATGAGCCTTGAACACCTTTTCCAAAATAGCTATAGCCTTCAACACCGGCTTGAGCAACAGAAGATGTTGAAGTTGTACCAAATACGCCGGTAATTGCACCGGAACCAAGAATACCTGATCCTTGATTACTACTTGCAGAACTTCCAAGATGATTGGCTTGAATGCAGTAACCACTAAGATATGAATTTTGAACAAGTAAACTTGTTGATGTAGTAGCAGAGCCTTGCACCCACATGGTCACATTCTGACCAAGAGATGAATTGTTCCCTGAAAATTTAGCTGTGCCACCAATATCAAGATTGCTTGCGCCGGTAAGGCTTAATGAAGAACCATCCCATAGCAAAGATGCAGATGCTGAGCCAATTGAAAACTTATAAGCTGAACCGCTATAGCCAAGGAAGAAACCAGTACCCGTGTTGTAGTCTGTTTGACCACCCTGAATCTTGCCCAACGTGTTGACAGTTAGTGTGTTTTGAACCGTCAACGCACCCGTGTTGACCGTAATGGCCGAGAGTGTTCCGACCTTTAGACTTGAGATATAAGGCGTGGACCAAACCGTGTTGCCCGTTGTCGGGTCATAGATACCGTCAGCCTGATACAGAGAGTCGGTGCTTGACGGGTTGGGATCGGATGCGCCCCAAGTCGCAGAGAAGCCCCAAGTAGACAAAGACTGACCGCTTGTCGGATAGGAGCTTGATCCCGTAGTGGTGATGTTGCCCGATACGGGTGTCGGGTTGTTGGGCACTCGCGCAAAGCAGATACGCGCCGTGCCACCTTGAAGCCCCGCATAGCCACTCGCAACGATGCTTGCAAGCGTCCAATTGATCGTAGATGTGGTGGCAGTTGCGGTATCAGTCAGATTGACCGTAGCCGCCCAAAGCGTAAAGCCTGCGCTTGGCGAAGATGTGATGGAAGTAGACCATCCTGCGGGGGTCGGCGTGAATGCGCCAGTTGCCCATGTGTAGGTTGAAGTCCCGCTAATTGACGGGATAGACAAAGCCCATTGATACACAGTCGGCTTGGCATTCTGTGTACCTGATGCACCTGTTGGACCTGATGAACCCGTAGGACCGGAACTTCCTGTTGGTCCGGTTGCACCACTTGATCCGGTTGGCCCAGTTGGCCCTACTGAAGCAGAAGGCGCCCAAACAAATGCGCTTGAAGTGGCCGACAGTTGAGAAATAGAAATCTCATTCTCAACAGAGAACGCAAAGTAGTAGGTTGTCGGCGCAAGATTGACGTTGGGGAATTTCAGCGAAAGCCCCGGAGTGAAAGCCGCGGTGTTAGAGGAAGATTCAGTGCCCCATACCTTCCAATCGCTTGTGCTGGGTGTGGCCGAAGTTGTGTAGTACAGCGTGACCTTGGTAACGCGAACTGTCGTGGGCAGTTGGCAGACCACACTAAAGGTTGGAGGCTGAATGGTCGGCGCTTGATCGGTGACCGTAGGAGCCGCTAAAGCCGGGAAGTAATAGCCGGACTGAAGATCTGAATTCGGCGCAGGCGTGAATGCCGTGATTGACATGTCGTCATAAACGGCAGCGTTGTATTCGCTAAGTTCAAATCGTGCGCCAAGGTTGCCATCAGGCAGTGAGGTTTCGTTGACCTTGATGACGCGGAACAGTTTATCGGTCCAACCGTAGGCCGCATTGGTCACACTGACAACGTCACCAGCATTGACCTGAATGCCCGGGTAGGCAGTGTTAAACGAAACAATCAGATCTTCGCGAGCCTGCTCGAGCATGCGGTTACCAAGGTACTGCGCCTGAACAGAGTCATTGACCATGCTCATGGTCACGCTGTACTTGTTTACCGGCTCATTTGGATAAAGCAACGAAGGATTGAGAACGGCTAAGTCTAGGAATACATAACCGGGCTTGTCTTTGTTCTCTTTCCACGGGAACGACAGCTCAACCTGATTGATGCTCGAAGTGATGTCAGTGGCCGATACCCGGATATCGCCAATGATGTTGCTGTCGTTAAACGCAAAGCTGGTTGCTTCGGCTTTGTTAATAACAGGCGCCCACTGACCCGACTCAGCCTGATAGCTGATCCATGAGTCGCATGCCAGCAAAATCTTTTCGATGTTGTTTAGCACGGTTTCGCCCGTGTCAATAACACCATTGATTCGATAGCGAGCTTGCGTGGCAGAACCTCCACCCGCGGGTGTGTAGGTAATGGTTTGATCCGAATACGTATCTAGCGCCGCACAAGCTGCTGTATCGACGTTAGCGATAGGCACAGCACCGCCATACACCGTGTTCGTCAAATAGTCTTGAAGCACAGAACCCGGCTTTGCCACGCCAGTCCCGTTGAGTGCATGGCTGACCTTAAACGTCAAAGGCTGAAGACCAGTGGCTCCAGCATCAGACGAATACTTCAAATAGACGATTGCAAACGCAAGGCCGTTCATTTGACGGCCGCTAGCAGGCCAACGCAAAGCCGCGGGAATGTCCGCACCGCCCATGACCACATTGGGTGCAGATCCAAGCACAGGCGTGATAACACCAGCTGCGTTGGAGGTGTACAGGTTGATGTAGAGATAATTGTTTATCTTGGTGTCGACATTGCCTGCGCCATCGGTCAAAGAGGCGACGCGATTGGTGCCGGGAGCAAAAGTGACTAGCCGATCACCGTAATAGAACTTGGTGGTGTCATAAGTGAACTGACCGTTTGGCGAAATGTTAGAGATCGCCAAGACGTAGTACATCGCTTGGTTGTCTGTGGTCAGGACCGCATCGACAAACGTGCCGCCCAGCCACGCATCACCGTAAACAATCGGTATTGAGTTGTCCGCACTTGGCGGGATTTGCTGACGAACCCCGTTGTCTTGCTGGCCCGGAGGCTTTGCGCCAAACACGCGGTTGACTACATAAGACAACGCAAAGTTGACAGCAAAAGCGGTCGCGGCATAAGCAAACGTGCCCACGGCTGCAGCGCCGAGGATCGCGGTTGCAATCATTGTTCCGACCATCTCTTATTCCTTACAGTATGTAGAGTCGATCTTCTTAAATCCGCGACTCTCCAAATCAATCTTTGGGCTTTGAGGCATCAGAGAGATGATCGTCATCTCCGCTCTGCCTTGGTCTACCAACTCTTGTGCTTTCTTGTTAAAGACCAAAAACAGCTTGCCGCCAATTGTTCCATTCCTGTGCTCTGGGTCAACCCACCAAGCAAGCTCTCGAACCTCATTTATCTCAGGACACCAAACGTTGGGCACGACGATGGCCGCGGCCATTCCTCTGTACTCACTATCCACCAACACAAAGCCTCTGCCGATGATCAGGGACATCAGCAGTTCACGTATGTGCTTTTCATCGTGATATTGCGCGTCCCTAAGCTTAAGGATCGGCGCTTCAGATGCGTATTGCCGCATCATCCGCACGCATTCATCAAGATCAAATTTGGAGGCTTCGCGAATCAATTTTGTTGTGTCTCTGGAATGTCTTGTGAACCGCCGGGGCTAGAAATGCCACCGACGTTAGGCTTGCCGCCGAAGTCAAAGTACGTGTTAGAGATGGCATCTACTCGACTCATAGAAATGTCGTTAGCATAGATTGATTGCCAAATCGTCTTGTTGGTTTTGATGCCAGCAATTCTGTTCTCAAGCACTCGACGCATGCTCGAGCAAGTGATCACGCATGTGGCAATTCGTTGTCTGATCTGTGAATTGAAATCTTCAGAGATGCTGACGTTATTGATGATGCCTTGCCAGCGCTTGAAGAACTGAAGCGTGGGCGTCGTGATGATCTGATTGTCAGAGTCCAGAAAGCCGCGCCAGACCTCTACGGTGCTGCCTTTAATGTTGCTTGAAAGAATGAGCGCGACATAGTTTGGATCGATGCCGGTCAGGCTAATGGACATGTCAAACGACGTGGCCTTAACGTCCCGCTGGACCTCTCCAACGGCCAGCAGCGCACCAAGTGAGCTGAAGGTGTTGCCACCAACCGTGATGGGCGCAGCAGCATTACAGAACGTATAAACAGTCGGGGAAGCAGGATTGCCAACCGAAAGCTTTACAAACTCTGCGTGCCGAATGTTTGCGCTGTTAAGCGCATTCATGGTGGTGGTCATGGCGCGACATTCTCCCGAAACACGAACGGTTGATCCCACGCCACGAATGCGCCGTTAGTCATGGGCGTAAGCGTGTAGGTCGGGCAGACCTCTGCATAGACCGGGAAATACACATCCTTACCAACTGCGGTCAAAGTGCCTGTGGATGGCGTGCCGATCACCGGACGATGCAGGTTTACAGACACCGTAGATCCAGATCCGCGCAAAACAGCTTGTGTAACTTTGTACACGTAGCTGCCAAGCTGCAGGAAATCGCCGGCCGCAAACACCACCGTACTAGATGCAACAGAAGGAAGATTGCCTACTGTGATGGTTTGCGAGTTGGCAGGTGGAACTGAATCCAACGTCAGGGCAGAAGCTTGGACGGTAGTTAGACCGCCTTTGTACTCTGTGAACCACTGCAGCGTAGTGCTGTTGAACGTGATATTGGCCGGGAGTTGTCGGTCTAGGTTGTCGATTGTCTGAATGACATCTCGGACCTGCGGGTAGTACAGATAGTTATGAGGCGTGATCGTGAAGACCCAAGGCACCGACGTGAGGTACTGAGCCGTTCTGATCTGACCACCGCGGGTGACCTGCTGGCCGACGGTACGACGGTTGTTCACCGTCATGGACTGTTGGATGTCAACAATGGTTTGGAATGACATTACATTCTCCCGGTGCCCAAGGGCAAGCGCTTTTGAGCGTACAGGTTAGCCGCCCAAATTGTGTTAGCACTGCCAAGCAATCGATCTTCAAAGCTCTTCACATCAATTGCGTTGATGTAGTTGTTGGTCACGTTTGTCGTGCTTGCCGCACCCATCGCATGATTGGGAATGATGGTGCCAGCACCACGCGGCACAAAAAGCTCAGGCCCGCGCTCGCCAACGATGTACGGCTGATTGCCAACCACAGGACCGCCATCGGCCTTAAAGAAGGCGTCTTGAGCTGCAAGCATGCTGGTTTGCTGCGAGCCAATGTTGGTACCGTAGCGGAACGCAGCACCAATATTGCCCATTAGCATCGAAAACAGTGCCGTGGCCTGCGCCCTAATCTGAATCATTATCAGGTCTTGAATGATGCTGCGGGCCAAGTCGCGGAACGACATCTTGCCGGTACGCACAAACCGCTCGATGGCATTCATCATGTTTCCAAACACTGCGTCGTACACCTGACCAATCCGAATGATTGAGTCTTGGATGGCCGCATTGGCGCGTTCGATTTGCTCGGCTTGATCAATCTGACGCTCAAGCTGACCTTTTCTCTCATCATCAACGTCGCGATTGTTCCTAAGTGCTCGACGCTGTTCTTCGTATTTGAGCCGAATATTTTCTAGCGCAGCTTCTTGAGCTGTCGCGCCAATCAAATTCCTTTGCAACTCAAGCTTACGTTGATCGATCTCAAGACCTTCTTTGTTTGCTTGATTTGCACGAATTAAGCTGTTGAAAACTTCGTTCTTGCGGCCAATTTCTGTAGCCATTGCTTCGTCAAGTTCTTCGATCATTGCCTGTATAGACAATGTCTCACGCAATGCCATCTCTCTGAGCTTCAGACGTTTGTCTCGCTCAATCTCAATGATCTGCTGCGCGAGGATAGCCGCGTTCTGTTTTTCAAATACGTTGTTCTGATCTCTGTTCTTACGCGCCATCTCTTGACGTGCAAGCTCAGTTTTTTCCTCTGCTTCAAGATAAATCTTCTGAGTCATGCCAGCGTTAAACATGGCATTCTGATATTTATTTTGAGTGCTTAGCTTTAAGAATTCGTCTTCAAGCGCAAGCTGCTTTTGCAGCCCACCGGCTGCTGCGTATCGATTGATCAGGTCAGTCTGTTTGCGATTAGCTTGCTCTTCTTCTTGTTTCTCTTGTTGCTTACGCATCTCCTCGCCAAGCTCTTTCATCTTGGCAATCATGCTGTCCCGAAGCTTATCCGTATAGATAGAATCAGGATTTGCGCCTTGAAGCGTCATCGCCATCTTATTGATCTGCTTTGTCAGCTTCTCAATACGTTCTTCAGGCGATTCTGCGCGACCAAGGCCAAGCAATGCGTCCCACGCGGCACTAGCGGTTGTGGTGATAGCCTTCCACATGCGCTCAAGACTGCCCAACCGACGCTCTTGAGTCGAAAGCTTATCGTTAAGTGCATCAGCAGCAAGCTGCGCGGCTTCTTGAGTGCGCCCTTGCTTTTCCAACGCTTCAATGTTTCTGTACTGCTCAAGCGTCAAGAAATGCATCTTGTCGTTGAGGTTCTTAACAGAAGAAGCTGAGCCATCAAATGCAGGAATAAGATCCTTGGCAATTTCATCTGCGCTTTTGCCACTTAGATCTGCAATACGCAAGATTGCTTCACCAACAGAACCAATCGACTGCTGGGTGAACTTGCCAGATGCAACAAGTTGACCAAAGACTGTTTTAGAGTCGCCAACTGTGACATTGAGCTTATTGGCGATAGTCTCTGATAGTTCAAAGAACTTTCGTTGCGTCATGCCGGCATAGTTGCCGGTCAAGATCATGTCGTCGCGCAGGCGCTGAGATTCTTCCGATCCTTTGTAGAACGCAAGCGCCAAAAGACCGACTGCGGAAGCAGCACCGGCCACTGCAACGCGGAACGGTGTAATGACACTTGCCAAGGCGCGGAACATGCCTTGGAAGCCGCCCATCGAGTCCTTCAACTGACCACCCTGCTGGAGCAGTGCAATCAGTGCGTTTTGGCCCGACGCAATCTGCGTGACAAGGTCAGTGGTTTGGTAGGTGAGCTGAAGCTTTTGCTGCTCTGTGAGGCCACCTGTGGCCGCGGTCTTGGCTTTAGCTGCTACCTCATCATAGGCTTTGGCCTGTTCGCGAAGACGCGCAATAACGGCCTGACCACCTTCTGTGCTTTTGAGATTCTTAAACCGGCCAGACTCTAGTTCGCGTTCGAGCTGGGCTACTTTGGTGACAGTCTTGCCGTAATCCTCAGTTGCGTACTTGAGGGTCTGAATTTCTTTTTCGGCAGCGCGCATTTCACGCGCAACAGAATTGCGAAGCTTTTGAGTCTCAACAATGACGTTAGATGCGCCGGACTTAAACTCTGCGGAGTCCAGCGCCATCTGTACGCCCAAGCGGGCGATTGTTTGCGACTTAGCCATTATTTCCTCTTCTTCTCCAGCCTAGCTGCGTAGGCCGGGATGATGTTGGATAACTCATCCCGTAGGATGTCAATTGCTTTTGTCGTTTCTTGTGCTAGTGCTGGACGCAAAAATGGCTTTGCTGACCGCTTGGAGGTGCCGAACTCATTGGCTAGTGACACGGCACTTTTCTTCACCGATACAAAGCCGATAGCAATGTCGGTGGGGTTCGTGTAGACAGACTCTCGATCCGCATCAGAAGGTATGCGAGCCGTGGCCTTGATGGTGTCCCGCATGTGGATTGGTCGATACGCATCACGCGGGTTTTCGTTGTCCACGGGGGCCAATGAAATAGCCCGCTCTTTAATTGGCTCAACGGCCCGTTTCATGGCCTTGACCACAGTGGCCTGCACAACTTTGTCGGATTGGAAGCCTTGGACCATCTGAGCCAATTGCTGCTCGAGCTCAGCAAAACCTTCTTCTTTCCAAGTAAAGAGATGTTCGTAGTCAGCCACGATACTTCTCCAAGAACTTTTCGGCTCCCGGTGCTGACACCATGAAGCCCAATAGTTGTTCGTTGGCAAGCTCGCGCTGCTCCTGCTCGGAAAGCGGAGGAACGATGTAGTCGTGTGTGGCAGGGAGGATGTCCTTCATCGTGAAGGCGCGCGCTCCCTTGGCAAGCTTTGCGTTGAGATTGCCAGTAGCAAGATTGCTCAAGGCAAGCAAGATTCCCTTGTTGCCTATAAACCCATCTGACAGTGCAATCTCGATGTTTCGCATATCGTCTGCCGGTATTTCATCGGGACATCCACCGTGTGCGTAGACGTATGCTCTAGCTTGTGCGCGGATGTCCCTTAGGAGTTTTTTCTTGCGTCCTTGTATCCGGGTTGAATAGCTTCAGAAATCTTGTTGAGGATCTCGAGCTGAATGGAAAACGGCCACTCTTCCTCGATCTCTTCATACGTCAATTCATCAATCGTGCCGTTGTCAACCGGTACAAGCAGCTTCACGTATTCAACGATGCGATTCTCCATTTTCATGGAGGTCTGCACAAGCTCTTTAGTCGAACGGCCATCAACGATCACGTCGTCGTCGGTAAATTCAATGCCATCAACTTGCACGTTGCGGTCAAATGCGGCAATGGCTTTTTGATAGCGCTCAGCGAACTTGGCCTGATCAATCGTTTCGCACTTGTTCGCGATTTCCTCAAGGTCTTTGGTCCTAGGCACGCGCACGCGCAGCGTTTGGCCCTGAAGCTCAAAAGTCTTGATGCGAATTTGATCGGAAACGCCAAAGGCGGCAGAGAGTTTCATGTCTTATCCTTGTGGTGGCCGAATGATCAGACGATAGATCGCGCTGTTCAATTCGATTGCGTATCTGACAACCTCTTCAGGTGTCATCTTGTCTGCATGCATCTTTGCGATGTCATGCGCCAGCGTGATGGAGGTCATCCGCTGTTCAGAAAAGCCGAACCAGTTCTTGTCACCAGAACCGGATCGGCTGATCAAAAAGTTTAGGAGGTCATTCGTATTTTGTATTGTCGTTGTCATGTCTACTCTTCTTTTACCACCGGCTTCTCAACTGGGGCTTCAGCCACAGGATGGTACTCAGCCAGCAGTGACAACACGACATGCTCCACCGTTCCCGGCTTTGCTTTAGCCAAGGCCGCGGCGACCTCTTTGGGAGAGACTTCCGCAGCCCGGGCCAATGACCGAATGTCACCGTAGCTCGAGCTGATTTCTTCGATGACTTTGCTGATCATTAGTTGTTGCTCCAGCCGTATTGATTGCCGCGCGGATGCACGGTGAAGATGCACTTGGCTTCCGCACCCGGTTGCGCGTCAATCTGGAACTGTGAAACACGGCCATTGAAGGCGTATGCGACGGTATTGGAGCCGTCGTATGCAGCCACAACGAACGTGCGGTCTACGGTGCCGTTATAAGCGTCAGCACGCATCTGAAGCAGGCCGGCATCCGAAGGATTCCAAGCTGCCGTGATGGTCATGCTGGTGGGCGCTGCTTGAGTCGGGATCTTGTCCGACTGACGCGAGCCGGCCACAGCGAAGTTAGCCATGGCATCGTCTTGACCAAATGCAGGCACGGCCTCGACGTTCAATTGCTGACCAGCAGAGCCGGTGCCACCAGCCGCGGTGCCAACGATGGTCTGAACCTGAGAGGCCCACACCGAAAGGTTCGCCGTGGTAAGCGGCGTCGGCGTGGCCGCAGACTGGCACCACAGCGATGCCGAAAAACCGGGTAGGACTTTATTGGGCAGTGCCATGATTCACCTCAAGCGTTGTTGGACCAGCCGTACTGGTTTCCGCGGGGATGGACGGTGAAGATAGCCTTGGCTTCCGCACCGGGTTGTGCGTCGATCTGGAATTGACTGACGCGGCCATTGAAAGCGTAATACACGATGTTGGTGCCATCGGTAGCCGACACCACAAACGTGCGGTCGATGGTGCCGTTGTAGGCATCAGCGCGCATTTGCAGGATGTTGGTGTCCGAGGGGTTCCAAGCCGCAGTGATCGTCATGGAGGTCGGCGCAGCCTGCGTGGGGATCTTGTCGGACTGGCGCGAACCAGCCACGGCGAAGTTCGCCATCGCATCATCCTGACCGAAGGCCGGGATAGCTTCAACGTTAAGTTGGTTACCAGACACCGCAATGGCCGCTACGTTAGCCAGCGTGCTGAGTTGCGTGACGGTCAGCGGAGTTGGCGTGGCGCTAGGTTGTGCGTACAGCGTAGCGCTAAAACCGGGTAGAACTTTGTTTGGCAGGGCCATTTCGATTCCTTTCAGTGAAGACGGTGGGTTGTCTTATGTTGGAATGTCCAAACGGCAGTCCAGAAAAATCTGCGCCATTTTTTCGGTGTTGTCGTATGAGTTGTACAGCCAGTACACATCAGCTTTGGACACGTTAAAGCCGAAAGTAGGACCGCCAAACAACCCGTTATATCCGTGCAAAGATTGTAGTATTTGATCGCTGATTGCAAAACCATCTTCGATCACTTGCGTGAAGATGGAGATCTGAAATACCGGACGATCAATGCCTTTGTTGTTCTGGTTCACGCCCGTGTACACCTCTTGGTGAACGTCGCGCAGGAACCAAGTGATGAACTTTGGCTGCGTAGAGAAGTTACGGTTGAATGCAACATAGACCGGCACAGGCGTGACGATTTGACTCAGTTGGTACTGAATCGCCTTGCCGTACTGGACTACGTTGCTTTGTGCCATATCAAACTGCCGTTGCGGGATCGTTGCGATAGCACATGAACGTAATGCTCATGCGGTCGTTTGATTCACGGCAATCAGTGATGCGCCATTCGTGGTTGCGCCACGTGAACGAATACAGATCTTGCCGATCTACGATCTGCTTCATGTTGGGCGTGTAGTTCACCGTGAAGTTGACCAAGTCTTGGTACAAACGGTATTTCTCGCTGATCCTCAGGCTGTTAGCCACATCAGCTACACGCGCGCGCGTATCGAACCACTTCGTGATGGTGGTTGACTGCTCGCCAAAATCGGACTTGCCAAAGCCCAAATTATTGACAGCGATGTTCTCGAAGCGCGCAATTGCCATGTCACATCACCAGAGGCTTGTATGGCCGCAGAAGCTGAGCAACGCCAAACGGGATCTCATGCATGATCGGCTCGGTTGTATTCGAGCGATTGTTGTAGAGATGCGTCAAGAGCAAAAGCCCAGCTTGCTTGATCACCGGGTAGGCCGACAGAGGACTGGTCTGAACCGTGTACTCAGCGACCACAGGCGAGGTCATAAAGGTATTGATAGACGTGGGCAGATCTTGCAAGATGATCTTGTTGCCCGAGTTGTCGTACATGTAGCTGCTTGAAGCCAGCGGCACAAACACGGTCGGACTGTTGTCGTTCCAGTACCCAACCAAGTTGATCTGGACACCGTTATTGCCGTTGTAGCAATACGGCCCACTGGTCGTGCCCGGGCTGACTTCTGGAAGGTCCAGCGCCAGAGGCGTGCCGTAGATCGAGCTTGCGTTGTAGTACACGCGATACGAAACAGGCGTAATCGGCAGACCAAGATAGTCCTCGATGGCCTGCCGCGTCGCCAGCTCCAGCGCAGTCAGGTAGGTGTCTTGCGATTCGTCATTGAACAGGTTGAGCTGCTGAGTGATCTCCTCCAGCGTCAACCAAGGCGTGACATTGTCCCGGTTAATCTGCTCAAACTTGGCGTAATTAAACGGGTTGCGAGTGGGCGCTAGAAACGGCCCACCGTATGTCAGATACGAATCCCCGCTCATGGCGACTCCTTAGACCTTGATGCGAACACCAGCAAAAGGATCGCGCACCGAGCTGACAACGCGCTTCTCGGCATACATCGTCACGAAGCCCGGGAGGGTTTGTTCCATGAGTTGCAGGCTGAACTCTTCGTTGTCGCCAATGGTCAAGAACCGCGGCCAGTTAGCCAGATAAACCGGGTAAGAGGCCGACAGGTAAGGATTGGGCACCACGGGCCAGCCGAAGATGTGCGTGATCGCACCGCCATCCTCATCACCGCTTTCCAGCATGATCGGCAAGCCCTGAAGGTCAGTCTCTGAACGCAGAGTCTGAATCACGGTCGGGCTGATGTGCCATGCGGTGCCGGGAAGCGACCAGTATTGCGAGGGCAGCTTTGAGGCCGCGGCATACAGGTCAGCGTATTTGACAGCCGTGGTGGCCGTCTGAGTAGCGATGGTGTGGATGCCGTTGGTGATGGCCGTGCCAGACGTGCCATAGGCCGATGCAGCGCCGTCCAGATACATGTTCAGGCCACGCAGGCCATTCGTTGCACCGGTCGTCGTGGTGGTCGAGCCAGCTTGGTCAGAGTTGATCGCCATGCTGGCGCCTTCGAGCTGAGCGAACTCAAGCATCAAATCTTCAACCAACGCACCCTGAAGGTTGTTCACGTCAGACAGAACCGCAGAGCGGATCGGCAGACGGGCCGCAACCACACGCACCGGCAATTGCCAAATAGTGGTGTTGGTGTCGGGCGAACCACTGTCATTCTGGACTGCATAGCCCCAAGGATTGCCGGCTTGATTAGTTGCGTTACCAGTCTTGGCAACGAACTGCATATCAGAACCATCAACAGGCACAACACGCGCAGCTTGCCGAAAAGGATTGGCATAACGAAGCGCAGCGAATGCGTCATCAAACAGAACTCGGCCACCGATGCCGCTACCAGAGCCGGTCAGTGCCGAAGCTTCGTTGAGGTTGACCTTCACCATGCGATGCTCGGTGATGGCCGTCTTCATTGCACTCAGCAGTGCTTCGGTTTTATTGTCCATTGGCGTGATCCTTTTCACGTTGCGCCCAGAATCTTTCCAAAGAAGCCTAGTGGCCGCTTTGGAAAGAGGGGGCCGAAGCCCCCATCTTTATCAAGCACCCGTAGCGGTGGAGCGATAACGCACACCGGCGAAGGGATCGCGCACCGACGTTGCCAGACGCTTTTCACCGAAGAAGGTGATGAAGCCGGGCAGAGTCTGGTCATAGCGACGCATCACCATGTTCAGACGGTCGATGATGGTGTGATAGCGGCTCCAGTCAGCGAAGTACATGGGGTACTTCGCAGTCGTGCCAGCAGATGCACCAGCAGCGATGGGAGCGTCAACGTAAGAGTTGACCACTACATCGAAGCCCAGCAGCTTACCGACGATGCCGTCAGTCTCAGCGGGGTGCATACGCTCGAACACGGGCGTGCCGTTGTCGTCCTTCAGGCCACGAATCGCCGCCAACATGGTGTTGTTGATGACGAACTTGGCATTCGGGGTCCAGTACTGCTGCGGCAGAGCGTAGACAAAGTTGACGATGTCTTGGAACGTCACGTTGTTAGCCGTGCCGAAACCGTTGGTGGTCAACTGGTCATACGTAGCCAGCGAGTGCAGGCCAGAGGTCGAGCCGGTGCCAGAGGAACCGAAAGCCGACACAGAGGTCGTGCCGCCGGTGTAGGTAGCGTTAGCGCCACCGTACTGGTCCAGACCGCGCAGGCCATCAGCACCACCAGTTGCCACCGAAGTGCCGGTGCCGGTCTGGTCATTGTTGGTGATCATCGAGAGGGCTTCGCTCTGGGCGAATTCCGCGAGCATGTCATCAACAACGTTGGCTTCCAAGCCATCAATGTCGTCCAGAGCCGCAGTGCGGATCGGGAACTGGACGTTGATGTCCTTCAGCACGATTTGCCAGATGGACGTGTTTTCAGTGGTGGGTGCCCCGTTATTTTGAATGCCGTAGCCCCACTGTGCACCAGCGTTGCCCGTCTTGACGCGGAACTGATAGGACGAACCATCAGTAGCGACAGTGCGAGACACGCCACGCAGCGGGTTGTACAGACGCAGTGCAACGAACACGGGGTCGTATGCGGTGCGGCCACCCTTACCATCGCCACCAGCAGTCAGCTGCGAAGCTTCTTGCATGTATGCGTAGTACTGGTCTTCCGAAGCGAACATTTGCAGCTCTTTTTCGAGATGCTTGCCGCTCTTGTAGAAGTTAGCCAGTTGCTCGCGCACAGAACGATTCACGTCTTGGCGAACGGTCTTGGCGATAGGACGAATGATCTCGGGCGCATTCAGCGTCGCAATCTTGGCTTCCAGAGCGGAAACCTTCTCGGTCAGTTCTGCCTTAGCAGCTTCGACGGCCTCATTGGCCTTGGCAGCAATCTCTTCTGCCTTGGTAAGAGTCTGGGCTTCGATAGCGTCCAGCTTCTCGATGATTTCTTTGGACATGATTAACCTTTCAGTCGATTGGAAAGATGTTTGAGAATTTCACGCTGCTCAAGAGCAGCAAGAAGTTCCGCGTTAGCCGCATCTGAAGATACATCCCGCACATCAGATTCGGTGTCAACGACAGCACGGGAAACGTCACGCTTCTCCATGATGTCTTTGATAACAGATGCGGCTAATTTCGCATCTTTTTTGTCAAGCCCTACATCCCGCAGTGCTTGTTCAAAAACCTTGAGGTTTGCAGAGCCGTCTTCGCGGAAGAACTCCAGCTTCGACACTTCTGCCATTGGATTGTTGGGGTACATGACTACTGAGACTTCTCGGAGTCCGCCTTTGGTGATTTGGAAGTAACCTTGTTCCATATCGCCGCAAGGCGCGCCTTCAGCGTCGACCATAGAGTACTCATCTGCGTATGCTCCTACAGAAACACCGCCGAACATGGCCGGGGATTCGCACATGACTTGATATAAGTCAGAGCCTTGAGTGGTGTTCAGATAAAGGCGCCCTTCTGCGGTCATGCCTTTGTCTGTGAATTCAAATGATGTCCACTCACCGACCGGAACAGAATCAGCGTTGTGATTGACAAACATCGGCAGGGGACGGCCAGAAGCTGCAAAGTCTTCTGCCCATTGCATAAAGCCTTCAGGCTTATAAAAGAAACGCCGGCCATCGGCGCCTTCGCGAGCGCCCCATGTGGTAACGGTCGCTTCAATCTTTCCGGTCGGCTCGCTTCCGGCCTTTTCGCTTAAATTCAGGCGAGCTTCGCAAACCAGTTGGAGTTGTTTCATTGATCACCCCTGACATGATGGACTGATTGTTGTCGTGTATTGTAGGGGCGACTTTCGGCAGCAAGAGTGCCGGTGTCTGACGCTGGTTGATCATTTGCGCCAGCGCTGCAAGGTATTTTGTATTAACCATAACGGTTGTCAAGTCGCGCCAATGTTCATTTTGCGCTTTTGATTCCCGCCGCCGCCGCCCGTATCCTGCGGGGAACTTCCCGGGATCGGATCGTTAGCGCCACCTACATCTACAGCCAATTCGTCGCCGCCATCGATTGCGTGCAAGCCCATGTACTTGCGCGCCTCATTGGGCGTCAGAATGCCGTTCTTTACGCCGGCAGTCGCGTAATTCATTTGATCCAAAGGCGCACCCTGCAAGAAATTTTGGGTGTCGAATTGGATGCTCAGGCCCGGATAGCCCTGCAAAAGATGCTGCTTGAGCTTTTGCTGCACCGACACAATCATCGGGTACATCGTGCTCTTATAGAACTCATCCAGCATCGTCTGGGTGTTGTTGTACTTCTGGTCAGCAATGCCGATCATGGCCGGCGGCACGCCAAACAGCCCGCAGATCCGCTTCATGGTTTGAATCTTCAGGTTATACGCATCCGCATCCTGAAGGTTCAGCATTTCCAGCGGCGTGTACTTCATGCCCTGATCCAGCAGCATGCCCTGACCCGGCTTTGACGGGTCTGTGGTCCGACTACCGGTCATGCTGGCCCAAGCTTCCTTCAAGCGGCTGGCGATTTCTTTGTACTTGGCGTCAGGAATGACCGACTCGGTCGTGAACATGCCCGAGGGCTTGGCCCCGTTGAGCATGACGTAGTTTGCGTACAGATCGATGTCCTGATCCAAGCTCACCAGCTCAACCGCGGCGATGCCCTTGTTCCAGCCAGCCGAGCCTTGCCATGCCATCTCTTTGACGTGCATGACCTGCCAGTACTCCAGCGGGTGATCCTTTGAGAAGCCGTAGCTCGGCGTCGAGAGGCGATACGAAGGATACCGGGCCGGTGTGATGGTGACGGCGATAAGCGTGCTGTCGAGCACGTACATCTCAAGCGGCACTTGAACCGGATTCTTCTGGTCCTTGCGCCACCAGAGCGTGAACGCCTCACCAGTCAGGTCCAGCCACATCGTCCACTGATACCAGAACTCATACTGGGACTGGAACTTATTCGGCTCGGTCAGCAGGTTGAGCACTTGCTTGGCGCGCTCGCGTGCGCGGGTCGGCACGTCCTTATGACGCACCGCATCGACGCATGTGCCGTCTTCCAGCTCATACATCACCTGAACCGGCAATTGAGCAATGGCGCGAGCTTTGGCCGCAATACACGCCAGCACAGTGCTATTGCGCTGTAGCGTGCTGATGTCCACCACCCGGCCAGCATCGTTAACCGCGCTGGTGGTGACGTACAGGATCTGAGTGTTGACCGTGGGCCGCTTGTTATCGCCCTGATAGACGACGTTGTTGCCCAATGCGGTCTGGCCGAAGAGCGTATTCGCTTCGTTTTGCTGAGCTTTTTTACCCTTGAAAACGTCAAGAATTCCCATGTTCGACCCCCGTTTCAGGGCACTTTACCACTCAAACGTCCTAAATCCAAACGATTCAGACACGAAAACGTTGTCCAAATGACAGTGGATAGCCATGATCATGGCGATGATGCCGTCAATTTTCGCGGAAGGATCGGCTTCGTTCTTGCGAACTTTGACGTTATTGTTCACGTCTACGTAGACTTCGCAGTTTCCGAGCTGCCAGCCCACAAAAGGATTGCCCGAGTGCTTGATGCCTTTCTTCATAATGAGCTGCTCGGTGGACTTGGACGGGTTTGACAGCATTGCCATGCCCTGCCCGATCTTTTTGACCGGTAGCCCTGAGCCGTACAAATTCGCAACCAACGCAGCCGCGTTATATGGGTCAAATCCGATCTCTTTGACCTCATACTTCTCGCACTGTTGGCGAATGTAAGCTTCGATCTCTGAGTGGTCGGTCACGTTACCCGGCGTCAGCTTCAGGATGCCCGATTGCTGGGCCTGCTGATAAATGCTCAGGTAATGGTTGGGCACAAGGTCCAGAGAATCTTCAGGCAGGAAGAACTGAAACTCGGCGTAAAACTCTTCTTCCCCGTAACGATGAAGTGTGCAAACAGCATTAAGGTCGCGAGAATGCGCCAAGTCAAACGCTAAGAACGTAGATTCAGGTTTGTCGGTCGGTTTATCGGCAATCGACTCATCCCAGTACCGGCGGTCCACCCATGCGGCATTAGCCGATACGTAGACGTTGAGCTGCTTGCACAAAAACTCATTCAGGCTGGCCGGCTTGGCCGCGGCCTCATCAGCCATGTGCTTGATGTGCTCGGTGGTGACCGAAATCCCTAGCATAGGGTTCGCTTTGCCCCAAACCGACTGATCGCGCCAGTTGTCGCCCTGATCAATCGAGTACAGCAGCCCAAACCATTTGCCGTTGTCTGCGGCGTCGCCCCGAAGCAAGCTGCGGAAATAGGACAAATCCTCGAAGAACTTTGTCTCCCGAGTAAAGCTGGCCGTCGTCATGTACAGCCGCAGCGGATTCTTCCGAGCGCCCATACCGGAGTGCAGCACCTCGATGCTGGACCGCTCGGTAATTTGCGCCGCCTCATCAATAAGCGCGCAGCTCGGGTTCTTGCCGTCGCCCGTCTTGCGATTTTCCCGGCTCAGCGCCCGGTACGTTGAGGTGCTGTCGCCCTGCTTCTTGATCTCGCTGCGGAACGTCAGGAACTTAGCCGCAAGCCGCTCATCCATCAATTCGACGATGGCCTTGGAGGAGTCAAAACAGATCGATGCCTGCTCGCGGTTAGTTGCAAGCGTAAAGACTTCTGCCCCCGCATCTCCGAACATCAGTTCGTAC